AGCCCTTGATTTACATTTGAACGATAACGCAGCCGCTGTTACATGAAGCCGGCGTCAAGAACTCCTGCAGCCATCACATCACGAACGTTGTTGCGAGCAACACCCTCGTAGGGCTTAACATCTACTCGGATGCGACATTCCACACCTACAAGGTCGTCATTCTGAGCCACTTCCTGCGGCTTGAACGCCTGACTTGCAAGGTTCGGCGCGATTCGACTGAGAATCTTCTTGATCCGCGGCCGCATGTTCTCCGTGAAAGGCGTGTGGAAGAACAGACGACGGCTTGCAAACTCGCCTTCAGTGATTTCAAACACCCAAGTCCACATAGGGTTCCCTGAGGACTTACTCAGCCCATAGGTAAGCTCAAGAACAGCCGCAGGATAGACCCCTCGCGGGATTACAGGAAATGATCCTGCATCTGCGTCTACGTCACTGAGGTCAACCACCAAGTTGTCGTAGTCGTCCTGTGCAGCTTCGACATGCTCGTCTGCATCTACATCTGCATCTGCACCGCCAAACATGTTTGCATTTTCATTCTGCTTCTTTGCCATTTTGAAACTCCTGTTATCTATCGACTATTTGAGGGCTGAATAGCGACACCAAGGGGCCCTCTACCCTTGATTCTGTTCAATAGGTCATGAGCCATCCAATCCTACGCTATCCAAAATGGTCTGCATTGTAGGGTTGTTCCAGCCCATTTCCTTGAAGTTAGAAAAGCGGCATTTGGCATTTATTTTGCTAGATGGCTGCGCTTGGAACGTATGCACTTTCTTGCCGTTTTCGCCTTGCCCTACTTGCGCAAACGTGACTACATCCATAAATCCCTGACATTGCTTGGCAAGTTTACCTGAGAGAGACGGTTGCCATAGCATACGTTTCTGATCGTCCTGTACGTATGTGGCCCCTGAAGTAAATATGATGTGCATAGGCAGGTCACGAAACTTGCGAATCAACCGCAAAATCTGGCTATAATTCTTTTTATATTCTGCCCATTCAGGTGAAGCCGTTTCTTCGTCCAGTCGAGTTTTATCTGTCACGCCCAAGAGTTGGTACATCGAATAAGTCTCGGCCTCAGTTAGGGAATCGATAATGGCAGTTCGATACGTCCTCGGCGGAGTGTCGGGATTGTAATTGCTGCCCATCAGCTTCTCTTCTAACTGCTTTAACCCTTGCGTGTTATCTGCATCTCGATAGGTACAGTGTGCGCGTAGGAATTCTTGAATTCGCGCCAGCGTCGAAAAAGTTTTCACACTGATCACGTCCATATGCTTGATGGCGACATCGTGAAATTCCGGCTCAGTCGCAATAGTTAAATCGCCGGCCTCACAGTCGATGAACAGAACGTCGCGCATATTGGGGACCATTACAGCCGAACCTGCAAGTCGAGTTTTGCCTGAGCCATAATCGCCATAGATCAGAATCTTCAGCCACCTGACGTAGTCCGATAGAGGTTGAATTGTAAACGGAATAGTCGGAATGCTATTTGTAGTTGCGGCTACAACAGTCCGAGATCCTGAAGGAATAGTGTTTGCGGCTCCTTGTCTGATTCCTGCCACAGGTTTCGCTCCTGTGCCTGCTCCTGTTGGTTTAGCTGCGGCGTCAGGGATATTTCGCTTGGGTGTGGTAATAGGTTGCGCCATTTTGATTGCTCCTTTTCTCTCTGGGTTAAGCCATTTGCGGCTGCTACGGTTAAATCATCTAGTTCGCTCTGGTAATCGCCATTGCTATCCATGGCTACACATGCCGACATCAAGGGGCACATGTATTCGCACATTGCCGTAGGATTGGGGTAAAGCGGCAAATCGCTATTGCAGATGTCCTCAATTTCCATTTGAAGTTTCTGCTCAAAAGACGCAATCTGATGTTCGTTTCTGCTGATGCTTTGACGCGAGATGAATTTATCCCCATCATAGTCCTCAACCGAAATTAAGGTCTCGTAGCATTTCATTACATCTGGGGGAGCTTTTTGCAAGTCGCCATATATGGCGTTCGCGGCTGCTCTATACAGAGCCCCTGTAGTGTTTTGTGTTTTGCAGACTGATAGTTCTCCGTTTTTAAGAATGCGCGGCGCCTGAGGAGCCTGCTTCTTATGCTGCTGATATATACAGCCTGAGACTTTACGCTTGTAATGCTCTTGCGCACACCATACGTAGGCGGTTACTTGGTCGTCGACATCCAAATGTGCCGACTTAAAAGTCTTGGCGGATTTGTATTCCATGACCCACAATTGTCCGTAGCAATCCTCTACCATTCGGTCAATTGTAAAGCCATAATAAATTGGGTAATTCTCGGCAGTCACCAACCCCGTATTCACATGCCCATTAACTTCGCATTGCGGCACGCCGTTCCATATGAAGGTTTTGTATGGTTCTCTATTCCAGAGCCACGTATCGACGTAATAGGCCATCATCGCGATGCCTAAGGGTGTTAATTCTGAGTGGTTATGAGGCGCTGTATTAGCCCTAAGTGTCGCTATGGCGTAAGCTTGGAAGGCTATATCTGGGCGCCCATAACGATTATCGCCATGATAGTCTTCTAGGGCGTAGTGCATTCCCGTACCAAACCAAAAATAATCTGCCTGCTCCCTCATGCTACGACTTTGTTTCAAGTGGCTCATCCACCCCCATAATCTCCGGCACTTTTTGAACAAAATGCGGTCTGATGTACGCAGGATGAAAGCATTAGGATCGAAGGCACTCTCGCTGAGTGTCAAAGCTTCTTGATCTGTCCAGCCTTTTAACTCGGTCGGATGTTTTTTCATGAGGTTCGCCTAAGCTAGATTAAGCTAAGTTATTATTATAACGAATTCTCAAACAAAAATCAACGGCCTCATTTTGAGAACCTCCGCGCCATGAACTGATTTACATTGTATGCTTTATCGTTCAGGACCTCACGTACATCGTCGTAGACTGAGTCTTCCATGATGATGTAATTTACCAGGCAAGGTACTGTTATAATTGAATCATAGCCCCGCAATCGGCCCTCCGCTTGGTAATTGGCATTAGGATCCCAAGAAAAACCAAGCATGTAGGCTACATTGGTTGTATCGATCCGGAAACTTTGAGCGAAAGAAATAGTGCAGAGCAGGACTCCTCGATTCTCTTTCCATTTAGCGATGATTTCGGGTAATTCTGCGGGCTCCGTTCCGCCCATAATTTTAAATACCCTATTTTTGTTAATGCCTGATGTCAATAGACCTTGTTCTAGGCAATTTAACGCCGTCCTAAAAGGCGAGAAGATTACAGTATGCGGTTCCTCTTTAACTTGCCCCACTAAATAGTCAATGGCAGGTCCATACTCTCCCCTCTCAACAACTATCCTAGGACACAAGGCCAATTGTTGCAATTTCATTAAAGTCGCGAGCCTTGAGGATGTCAAAATGGTTTGATTTTCGCAAATCAAGTACATGTCCCGTTCCAAAGCATCGTATAATTTTCTTTGCGTCGCGGACATTGGCAGTCGCAAAGGGCGTCGAATTACAGGACCGCAAACTTTATTAGGCTCGGCAGGATTAGCGGGGCTAGTGACGAATTGTCTTCCAGCCTCTGCCCAGGTACGGCTTACGTAATAAGATCCACGTAACATTGCTGCCAATTTTGCTGCATCGCGAGGTCCGCCTATCTCAACGCCAAAGACACCTTTTTCGACGATACACCAGGTATAGATGAATTGCCAATACGATCGGAATTCTTTGGGGCTAATATAGTTGAGTATTGGCCAAAGGTCTTGAGGTCCTCTACTGGCCCAAGTCGCAGTGCATCCGATGAAGTATCTGCTTTGCACCCTTTTTAGGGCCTTAAAGGTTAGATTCCGTTTACGAAGGAACTGATCTAACTCGTCAAGGATCACTAAGTCAAAAGACATTTTACGCGACTTCGGAACACTCCACACTAGACCTCTAAAGGAGGCATAGGAAACTATATAGACTCCCGGGATATTTTTATTAAGTGCTGTCTCCCATAAAGGATCGCTGTACCCCTTCAATGAGATGGTGTTAATACCGCACCATTTTAACAGCTGCGACTGCCAGGTCATCAAAGACGACTTGGTCCCAACAATCAATACCCGATCCACTCTCTGTCCAGCCGCCAACCATTTACGCCATGTTAACATGCTAATGAAGGTTTTGCCTAGGCCTGTAGCATGTCCTAGTACGCATCTCTCATTGCGGAATGCGAAGTCCGAATCTTCTTGTTGAAAAGAAGTCGCAGCCGTCTCTAAGGGAGAAGGAGAAGGAGAGTTCGCCATTACTCCTCCTCGTCCGCTTGAGGCCTTGAGGTAGGCAATTTGTCCTCTTCTCCGCGTTTTGGTTTTCTAAAGGACTTATTTTTATCTAGGGCCGTAAGACTCTGTGATTTTAGAGGCCACAAGCCTTTTTCAATATACAGACTTCGAGTGGCAGCATAAGAAAGGCCTAAATAGTCCGCAACTTCACGTGCAACTACTGGAATGCCTGTCTTGGGGTGGGGTATTCTCACTGTATTGCGCTTATTTGACGCTTGCACTAGAGCCGTTGCCCACATACAGTTTTCCGGAGAATAATCCCCGTTAGCGTCTTTACGCTCGATGGAGAACTTCGAGGAAGGTCTAACGCCTAGATCAGCAAAAAAGTTATCAAAAGATTCCTGCCAACGATCGCATACTTTTATTCCCCTCCCGCCGTAATACATGAATCCTGGATGCTTGGGGTTATTGCAGCGATGTAGCATTGATCTGTAGGTACTATACTCGATTGGGTGCAGAACAGAGGGTCCTTTGTTTTTGCACCCGCAGTGCGTTTTTGGGCCGTAAGTATGTATTAAATAATCATGTCTCACAGCTATTTCAAGTCCGCAGCTGCAGGAACATAGCCATACACGCTTCTTTTTGATTCGGTAATTGAGCAGTTTGAGGACCGTTAAATCTCCAAATTGCCGGCCCCGCAAATTAAGCGCGCCCCATTTTAATCGCAAATTATCCGCCATGCGTCACCATTACTTAGATTCAGGTCCAAATAGGAGGAAATGACATGCATGTCTAATCGCATCGCGTGCATGGGGCTTTTTAGCTTGGTAAAATCCCCAGGTTTGTAATTTTTCATCGGAACAGAAACTTTTGCCGGTTTGCGCCATCTGTTTACGATAAGGAGTGTTGCGGCGATAGGCAATATATTCTATAGCACCGATCAGTCGAGATGTGTGCAATGATTGCCAGGCAT